CGCTGCATTATCTCGACCGACTGACTATGGAAGAAGTAGCGGAAAGAATGTTTTACAGTTGGAGAATGACAAACCGCATACAGGCAAAAGCTTTTGCCTGTGTGGCGTCTCTGATGGGCTTGGAGGACGATTAGAGCCTCAGAAGGGGAAAAGATACCTTCCGCGCGCGAAAAGCCGCCAGAGGGCCACATAGGCCGCAAAACAAAAAGCACCCTGTGACGGGTGCCAAGTTAATAATCGAGGCCTTCTTTGTACGTTATAAACTCCTGTTTCCTGTTTTCCGAGATATGTTGCCGAATGTATGCCGGCGCATCTTCCAGAGATACGTATGGACCGCCTATTTGCCAGCCCCAATGCTCCCCGAAATGCTCATAGTATTCCTGCATAGCTTTTTCCACTTCAAGTTCTTCAGGGCTTTTAACTGAAGGCGGTAAGTCCAAAAAACTCATGGGGTTGAACCTCCTTTTCTTTGCCTATAAACCATTAATGGTTCTTATAATAACTATTATGCGAACCAAAATCAGACTGTTTTTAGACAAAACCGGAAAAATGTATAAAGAAAAGAGGAAAACCGGCTCATTCTTTCAAAGTCCGTCACTCACGGACAGAATCAGGCCCTTTTTCCATGAAATGGCGGACAGCTTGCAGAATGAACTGCTGAACGCTCAAACCGGCTGCGGCGGCTGCCGCTCTGATGGCTGCCCCGGTTTCTTTGTCCGGTCGAATCATGATATTGTCGCGTGAGCTGTCCCACTTTCTGCTTGCCCTTTTGTGAGCTTCTGATACAGACATAATATCACCCTCTTTCCGAAATAGTATATCACATAATGGTTAATACATCAATGGATATTTTCTGCTTGACTTTATATCCATTAATGGATATAATGACAAATGAAGAGAGGGCCGCATATCCGCAACGCCGACCAAAGCAGACGGATACACAGCCCACAGGCCCGGAGGCCGAAATCTATTATACATCGGCCTCCAGCAGAAAACAATATGGAGGTTTGAAAATGAACATGGAAGAATTGACGCGCTCGGCGTCTTTAGCTGAAACCCGCTTGCATCTGACAAGGGAAACCCCAAAGCGGGCAGCCGCTTTCACAGTAAATGGGGATTGCATGGAAGGGAAACAGATGTTTAACGGGGATACCGTCCTTGTCGATCTCGACCGGAAGCCGCGCCCCGGTGATCCTTGCCTCTGCATCGTACGCGGGACGCCCTTGTTCAAAGTGTTTCACGCCACAATGGGAAAGAGTGTTTATACTGTCGGAACCTGTTACAGATTGAATGAGTCACGACCATTAAACAGGGGGCTGATTGCATCGGAGATCGGCGGAGTTGTGATTGGGTGCTTTGATGAATCAGGGGAGCCGCGCTGGTTGAATGATTACAGGTTATATCCGGAAGAACTGCCCGGAGCGGTTGAAAGCCTAAAATCAAACGCCCGATTCACTTTCGGACATTGAAGGAAGGAGGCCCAAACATGGGACGCAATGCAAAAGGGATGGGAACAATCAGAGAGAGAACAGTTTTTAAAAACGGCAAAAAATACGTGTTCTATGAGGGGCAAATCACAATCGGCATCAATCCGGGGACAGGAAAACAGCAGAGAAAGACTTTCACCGGGAAGTCGCAAAAGGAAGTCCGGGAACGGATGCAAGCTGCCTCTGTCAGTGTGAATGAAGGGACTTACTTTGAAGCGTCAAAGCTAACCGTCAAACAATGGTTTGAAACGTGGATAAAGGAATACAGCTCAGACAAGAAGTATTTCACGATAGATCAGTATAACAGCTTTGGGAAAAATCACATCATGCCGGAGCTGGGCGCGGTAAAGCTTTCCGCTCTTTCCCCGGTTCACATCCAGAAATTTTATAACAAGCTCAGCTCGGAGATCAGCGAGAAGACCGGAAAGCCGCTCTCGGCAAAGTCCATCAGGAATATTCACGGGATTCTTTCAAAGTGTCTGAATGTGGCAGTGAATCAGGGCTTGATAAAAAGCAATCCCTGTGAGCGTGTGACCGTTCCAAAAGTGGTCAAAGCTCAGATAGAACCGCTCACGGAGGATGAACAGAAAGCTTTCCTGAAAGCGATACAGAGCCACAGATACAACGTGCTGTTCACAACGATGCTTTTTACCGGCATGAGGATTTCCGAGGCAATCGGGCTTACATGGGACTGCGTAGACACGCAGAAGGGGACGCTGAAAGTTTACAGGCAGCTCCAGAAGAGACTGAAGAAGGACGGCGGCTATACTTTCGCCCCGCTGAAGAACAGCAAAACAAGAATTGTGCAGCTCTCGCCCTATATCATAGACCTGTTGCAGAAGCACAAGATAAAGCAGCAGCAACAGCGGCTTGCAGCCGGGGAACTGTGGCAAGGGTTTGATAATCTGGAAGAGCAGGAAACCGCTTTTGTCTTTTGTGATGACCTCGGGCAGCATCTGAAGCAGGACACAGTAAGAAGTGATTTCAAAGAGCTTTGCCCGGATTCCCGCGTTCACGATCTGCGGCACACTTTCGCGGTGAACAGTTTACAGGCCGGGGACGATTTCAAGACCGTTTCAGAAACTTTGGGACACGCAACGGCAGCCTTCACGCTTGATGTTTACGGTCATGTATCAGACGAGATGAGAAGACAACACGCAGCCCGGCAGCAGGAATTTATAAAAGCTTTGGGCTTGTAAAAAGCATGAAACCCGGTCACAAAAGGCCGGGTTTTTCTTATAAGCAGGAAATCAAGCAGGAAAAGGGGAAACAGACAACAGAAACAGGAACTATTTTCAAAGGATTTCAGATCAGATAAAAGAAAAAAGCCCTGAAACCATAACATTTCAGAGCATTTCTTTTGGTGACCCGTACGGGATTTGAATTATGGTTTTCGCTTCCTATACAGACCGAAACAGGCCATAATAGTCTGTAAACGGGTGGTCAATTTCCTATATCGTACAACTCAGACCAAAACCGGTCAACGGTTAAGCAGGAAAAAAAGCAGGGAAAAACGCTGTCGAAAGACGGCGTTTTTTGCTACCTGTAAAGTTAACTCCTCAAAAGCTGCCTCTTTCGAAATTGGACATATAAAGACACTACAAAACGTCCTTATTTTCCGTTACAATACACATGGAACAAAAAGAAATAAAGGAAAGGGGTGCTGTTCATGAATGAGGGAAGAATTGCTCTCAGTGCCACAGAAGCAGCGGCGCTTATCGGGATCAGTAAAAGCAAAATGTATGAAATCATAAAAAGTGATGATTGCGATTTTGCATTTACGCTTGGCGGTCGGCGGCTTATCTCGCGGGCAAAGCTGGAAGCTTGGATAGATCGGCAAACTGAAAGGGTGAGTTGATGGCGAGCGGGGTTGTGTTCCTTCCGTCTTACCATGAAGCAATCAAAGATTTGCCGGATGAAGACCGTTTGCAGATGTATGATGCTATCGTCAGATACGGGCTATATGGGGAAGCTATAGAGCTTTCAGGAGTTGCAAAGGCGTTGTTTACTCTGATAAAGCCCAATATTGACAGCTCGCAGAACCGATACAGGGCAGCAAAAGCAAACGGGGAGAAGGGCGGAAGACCAGCAAAAAACCAGAGAAAAAACCAGACAGAAAACCAGAATCAAAACCAGACCATAAACCAAGATAAGGATATGGATATGGAGAAGGATTCTGATTATGAGAAGGAGAGAGATACAGCCCCGGCCCCCGCCCCTCCAACTGTTGAAGACGTCCGGGAATACTGCCTTGCCGAAGGTATCGCAGATTTCCGCACGCAGCGTTTTGTGGATTACTACGCATCCCGGGATTGGAAGGCCAAAGGGGAACCGGTTTCTGATTGGCGCGCCCTTGTCCGTGTATGGGCTGACAGGGACAGGGAAGAGCAAAAGCCCGCACAGGTTACCACGTTCATGGATTTACCAGACGAGAGGAACGTAGAACGGGAACAGCGCAGGAAAGAATTGGGGTTGGATTGGTAAAATGGGGAAACAGTCACAGAGAAAAGGCGCAGCCGGTGAGCTGGAGCTTGTGGAGATTTTGAACGGCTACGGGTACGAAACAGAGCGCGGCGGCAGTCTGACGTATGGAACGGTGCCAGATGTAACAGGGCTGCCGGGTATTCACATAGAATGCAAACGCTCGGAGCGGCTGAACATCTTAGAGGCTATCAATCAGGCTGCGCGGGATTCCTTGCGATTCAGGGACGGGCTGCCGGCAGTCTTTCACCGCCGAAACCGGCAGCCGTGGCTTGTAACTATGCGGCTTATAGACTGGATGACAATATATAGGCGCGGGATCGGAAGTCAAATAACAATTATTGAGGAGAAGAAAAACAATGAGCAAAATTCACGTTGACAGGATGGCGGCAGCCGTCAAAAAGTACTATTCAGAGGCACAGATCGCAGCGGAAAAGATGCGGCGTAATAATGAAACTTACATAAAAGAAGCCGCAGACAAGGAAAACGAAAGAATCAAGCAGCAGCTCCAGACAGTCCGCCAGTCTGCTGAGGATGCAATCGCAGAAGCTCAGGAGAGCGGAAAGAATGAAGCCCTTAAATGGGGCGAGTTGGACGGCTCGAAAATCACAGATGACGCCAGACTTCTGGATTTCGATATCAGCCCGGAACAGTATTCAAAGCTCGTGGAGAAGCACCGCACAAACGGAACTATGCTTTCACTCCTGAAAAACTATGGTGACCGGCAGAATGAGAAATACCGGCAGAAAGAGGGAAAGACAGGAGAGATGCCGAAAGTATACTATCCCTCCGGCAACATCCCGACCGCTGAAAAGAAAGCAGAAGTCTATGATAAATTCGCCGCAGGTGCCCGTCTGATGCTTTCACAGATAGACGGCGGGACGGATTCGCCAATGGTGAAAGTAGCGGTTGAGAATTTCGGGCAGCCGGTCGGGAGCGCGGAAAATCTGCTTGAGATGATTTGAGGATATCGAATCATGAGCCACAATGTTACCCGGGGGGAAGCTGTTAAGCCGGGGTATAGAGCGGCCGCACTGAAAGCCCGCCGCAACACTCAGATGGTGTGGAAGGCCCAAAACCGGGAGAAAAGCGCAGAGCATGACCGCCGGTACAGGGAGAGAAAGGAATCTTGACCGATGGCGACAGGGAAGTATCACGATTGGATTACAGATACAGGAGCGCAAACAATAGAAGCATGGGCGCGGGAAGGACTGACGGAGGAGCAGATCGCCGGGAAGATCGGCATACACAGCGACACGCTCAACGAATGGAAACACCGCTTTCCCGTAATTTCCGAGGCCATAAAAAAGGGGAAAGCCCCTGTAGACTTCCAAGTGGAGAACGCGCTTCTGAAAAGAGCATTGGGCTATGATTGGGACGAGATAACAACGGAGATCACAGAGAATAATCAAACCCGCATAAAATCCGTCACTCGCCACGTGCCGCCCGATGTGGCAGCCTGTATCTTTTGGCTGAAAAACCGCCGCCGTGATAGATGGCGGGACAAAGCGGAGCCTGAAAACAGAAACAATGAGCTTCTGTTGTCTCTGTACGATTTGACGATTAAAGCGGAGAAGAGTACCGAGAAATAAAGGGGAAGAGAGGGGAAACGGTGCCTTCCCTCTCTTTTTTATAGAATGAGCGAGGGCGGCAGGAATGACAAGAAGCGAAAAAGCAAAAGACTTTTTGACAAAAGCCAAGTTTTCGATTCTCGAAATCGAAATTCTGAAAAAAACCCTTGCCGAAGAAAGCAGGAGAGCAGAGCTTTTCGGAAATAAATACAAATCCTCAGAAAACTATAAAGCCTTTACAGCTCTTATCAATCGGATAATTGCAGAACAAGAGGCTGTTTTACAACAGGCGCGCGATGTGATCGGCAGCATACCAGATGAACAATGCCGGGAAGTGTTGACGCTGCATTATCTCGACCGACTGACTATGGAAGAAGTAGCGGAAAGAATGTTTTACAGTTGGAGAATGACAAACCGCATACAGGCAAAAGCTTTTGCCTGTGTGGCGTCTCTGATGGGCTTGGAGGA